TGTGTGTATTGTTAGTAGTCGTTGCTAGCTGGTACCCTCCCTCTGCCCAGATGAATGGTCATCATTTTGAGGTGAAGCACCTGCTCAACCTACCATTTTGGTTGAGCGCGTACAGTAAAGTGTGCACGTACCCGCTTGAAAGGTGTGGAGCTTTCTGCCCACTTAGGCACCCAAGGGAGCTTAAAGCGCTACAACAATGAGCTTGCTGTAACTAACGCCCCCACGTATAATGAGAGTTCCTGCTGCGCCGGTAAGGGTAACAGGAATAGAGATAGTACTGGTATCGGTCAGCGACACTACAGCCTCAACAGGGACAATTGCCGCTATAGGTCCACCTGTAGCGGCAAAGTTCGTGATGACCTCTGTTTGGTTTACCGTACCGACTTCCATACCAACGTAAGCTGAGAGGACTTCATTCACGCTATCTCCAACTTGAATGTTTCCGATAACGCGATAAACGCCCCTAGCTAACGTGAGTGCCCCAGCTGCGAGGGAGTACTCCATGCCACCAATGTTAGTGCTGACAGATGCAAATTGCCAGTCACCCTGGACAGTGGTGGTCATAGTTTGACTCGCGCCCATGTAGAGTTGTAATACACGGTGTGATATCGGTGCTGTAGTTGGTTCAAGATGATAATCCGTGAACCGCACTCGATATTTCACCTCTACATAACCGATGGGGTCTTCGCTATCCTCGTCGCGGACCATGATAACTAACATACCAGGGTCGAACTGGAACAAACTATTGCCCTCTTGCCCATAACGCACATACCGGCGTCCTGCAAGCATGCGTTTCGGTACGTTGAGCGTTATACCATCTGGACGGTAAACGCTCGACGCAACATGACACTCATAAGCTGAGAATCGTGCTTGAGTCGTCGGTGCCTGCGAATGTGGGTTGGGGTCAAAAGCTAATCCAATTTGACCAACGGTGGTAGATATTACGGTTGTTCCAACAAAACGGAATGACAGTTCGAGAAACTCGTAACAGTCAAAGCGCTTCGCCTCCTGCGACAGGGCGGGAAACCGAACGTCAAGCCCAGGGTTAATAGCATAGCCAATTGTGGTGAAATTGCCATTCCCAAGAACCTCGGACTCGATAATATCGGTTCCCGCCTCTATCCTCCCTACCTTGTTCTGGCTACTCTCGTACGTAACGTAAGCTGCAGCCAAGCCCTTGCTAGCAGCTTTACCTCCCTTCTTCTTTTGTTTATTCATGATAATATGGAATGCCCTATCATGAAAGGGGACTGTTCATGTTGGCGGACAGCAAGTTGAGCCGTGCAGTCTCTTGGCGTTTTGGTTCGCTTGGAAAGTTTTACGTGTGGTCAACAACCAATTTGGTCACCCTGGCTCTGCAGTACCTCCATCAATGGATAAAATTTTCACTCGGTCGTGTCAGGTGCACAATACCTTAACTGACACGTCGTCACAGCTACTAGCTAAACCCATGGCAGGATTTAACACGGGAGACAGAGCCGCCAACACCCCATGCGTTTACGGTCGCCACCGACCCCGTAGGGTGAGCTGAGGGTACCTACCTCAGCCCAGCAATGTGATTGCCAAACCTGAGCGTGTGACTAGGCGTATTCCACCGAAGTGTCATACGGGAGTAGTCCTGTTCAAGTGCAATTTGTAGGTCCGGAGGAATTCCAAAGGCCTCCCAAAACGACACGCGGGCTGTCGCTGTGGGCTCCCTGAATCGTGCTGACATGCGTAATGCTAGGTATTGCATCCCAGATTCGAGTTCGACCTTGCGCTTCGTTTCCGCTGTACCGCGGATCAGCGTTTGGTAAAACTGACAAAATATGGGCACATCTCCAGCAAGTGCCATACCGCACATTCCGATGGCTCTTCGATAGAAGTTATAATCCGACTCATGTTGTATGGGTTTTACCACCACCAAATCCTTGCTGAGCACAACACGAGGGTCCCGTACCATACGGTACACCCCAGGTGTGATTTCAATTGGATGTGATTGGCAGAATTCAATGTGTTCAAGGACATATACTGGCTTCTCAACTTTCAGTACAAATCCGGACTCATCAAACCACCACACGATGCCATTCATGAAAGTGTCTAGATCGGCACGTTCCATGATGACAACACAATCGTCGCCATCGTTAATCAAGGCGCATGTAATGCCTTTAAGCTGACAGTACGACCACACCATCATGGTCATCAATGATATATTTCCAAGTGAAGTGTTCATGTCACCGGATCATCTACCACCATGGACGTGGTAACAAACACAACTGTCACAACATCGGACGAATCCGCGTGTGCGTAGTTGCATTCGTAACATCCAAGCCAGGCATTTATCGTGGATCCCAAAGAGTGCTCGGTATAACGAGTGCTCAAACCGTAGGGCGGCCTGAGACACATGTTGATCAAATCGATGTGCATCAAGCCCCACTGCGACTGGGCACTTAAATCGTTGCCAAGACTCGTAAATCGCCTGGCCTCTTTCATCAGCATTAAGGCCTTTCATGACCGTTGGTCCTCCCCACATTTCATCAATTGCACCATAAATCACATGCTCACATGCTTTGGTGTAGACTCCGAGACTCAAGTTATAACGCGTCGATCTTGGTTGAATGATTCTGGGATCAGAATCTGCATCCTCCATCGATTTGTCATCCTTTGGTGTTAAGTTCAACTTCTCGGCTTTCACAAAACTTGAAACGTAAGAATCTTTCTCTTCCAATGGTTTAATAGCTAGAGAGTCCCGAGCTTTTTCATACGCTCGTCGCTTTCGCCCAGTATAAGCACTGATAAACTGATCAGTGGTTAAAGGTTTGACGACTCGAGTATGTTTAAGCAAGGCACGTCTAGCTGCTCCATGGTAGTGAACGAATTTCGCGTAACAGGGTCTGTAGGGCCTCTCCCACCCTCCGTTCCCAGTCTTGTGAAAGAACACTCGTGTGATGATTGCACGAAGTGCTGTGTCTTCATCTGCATTGTGTACGCCGTACTGAACCCCAACCCCTATAGGAGCAAGGTTGTAGATTTTACGCTCTCTATACCGACCCCCAATGCTATCACGGATTGCTAGCTTCTCAGCATTAGGATCATTTGGACAACCCTTCATGCCAAACAGGGCATCTAGCACTAGGTCTATGTCTAATTTGGCTGAGAATCCGTTTTTACATTGTGGGCCTCTCTAGAGAGCGGCACGGACGTAGCGCGCTTTCTTCTCCATGGGTGAGAGTTCCAAAGGGGAGCGTCGTAGGTAGCTAAGCGCGCGCCACACTTTATACAAATAACTTGTATAAAATGTGTCGTGCTCAGCTTCACTGCAGTCGATCTCGTGTTTGGTAGGGGTGAAAACGCAAGCAATAAGGATGGTTACATGTTTAACCATGTCCACCTTACGAAAGCATTCCAACCTCTTATCATCACTAAAGATCTCAGCAACGATAGCCCTCCTTATGACATCCCGATTTGGTTCCGTATCCCGTGGCGTACCATGCTTACACTTAACTGAAGCTAGGATCAGCCTCTGAAATTTAGTGAGGTCTGGTTCTTCCTCTATTTCTGTTACGTGTCCTTGTATGGTGCGAATGTCAGTGAAGATTGCGCGGTGCCCCTTTCTTCTCATGAGCCCGAAGAATAGGGGCAATGGGCACCACAAAAATACACATGCGACAAAACAGCATATTAGTGTGGTTGTTAGCTGTATAACGGTTTCCTTATCCAACGCTGCAGCTAAAACGTCGGCGGAGTGTAAAATGTTCATAAATAGTTCGATCATTGGAATAGTAGTTGCGTCAACAACTCACCAAGTTCATTCAATAAGAACAGACCAAATGTGAAGTTGGCGACTAGCTGTAGTCCAAACTTCTCCCAGTAGCCAGCTACAACCAGGAGGAGGTGTTCACGAGGTA